CTTTTGGATACTCTGGTACAACATCTTCAGTACCCCACATAAACTCTTGAAGAACATTATTATAATCTGGCATCCAATAATACACGTTAATTAAAACCTGTTGCTTTACTAACATGTAGGCCTACTTAATTGCTTCTATGTATCTATTTATACAAAAAAAGGGGGGGCATAAAGCCCCCCCCAGAATCGTCCCTTAATGGGCTTCTTCTTACATAATATTGTCTACAAGGATCTTTCTGTAGTACTCATTCGAGTCTGCAGCAAGAGCACCAGTAGCAGCAAGAGCTGTCGTGCCTCTAGCAAACGGATTCTCAACAACGCCGTAACGAGTCTTGAAGCCGATCTTTGGCTGGAAGGTATCTTCCCCAACCGCACGGACCATCTGTAGCGGAACGTATGGGCAGTAGAATACACCAGCATCGAATGCACTCGAGCCTTTATAGCCAACGGTCATATAGTTACCAGTGGTATAAGGATCGACGTAAACACGAATCCGGCCATTGAGGACACCAGCAAATGTGTTACCTGTGTCATCAACCTGTAGGTTGTTAGAGTTAAGAGCAGGAGTGTAATCAAGCACGCCGGCCATTTGCAGAGCAGAAGCAACATCCGAAGAGCAGATCAGCATGTTGCCTTTCCCTCTACGAGTTCCCTTCGCAATACTATTGGCTTCTCTTTCGATTTGGAACATAAGGCCCTTAAACTTCTCAACCATCCAACGACCATTAGAGTCGGTGTCAAGGTCAAACTTACCAGCCGTAGTCGTATCGTCCTGAGCACCAACCTTAGCAATAACATTAACTGTACGAATCATCTCTCTGTTAATTTCAGCGAGAATTTCAGTCGACAGAATGTTGGCCAACTCAGACTCAGCATCCAAGCCATGAATGGCCTTAAGATCCTGTGCCAATTCCATGGTGTACTCAGCTTTGAGAGCTCTGGACTTTGCAGTCACAGCAATCTTCTCAATGCTGAATGCCATCTCTGGGAAGGCGTTACCAGCACCATCACCCAAGCGTTCAGCCTGCGTTGTGGTCATACCAGCAGCATAGTTGTACAGTTCTACATTAGAAGCAGAGCTGTTCAGGTAGCCATTACCGACGAACGTACCAAGGTTCTGAGTAGCCCCACCAACAGCAGTGTTGGTGGACGAATCTTTATCCATGGCAAAGCCAGTATTGACTTCGTTGTAAAAGGTTTCAGTTCCAGTCTGAGTAGCGTAGCGAGAGCGCATCGCAAAAATCAAGCCGGTAGGACCTGTCATAGGCTGAACGCCCATAACGTCATACGCAACGAGATTTGGCATGGCGCGACGTACCAAGCTAATCAAAACTGGGTCGTAGATGTCTACGTTACCATCACCAGCAGTACTTGAAGAAGCACCCATGGCGTTGGTGGGAGACGCTTCCAGCAAGCTCTGCGGAGCAAAGCTCGCAGACTCACGAAGAGCGTTCTCTGTGTTTTCTAGCAATACAGCTGTAACATTCCGTCGGTGAACATCCTGGATCTTATCAAGGTCAGGGTGCTCAATGATCGGCTGCCACTTCTGTAATAGATCTTCATTTAGCATTTGGATTCTCCAATCTATTATTTAGTAAGTGTTCGTGAAATAGCCTGAGCATAAGCAGCCATTGGACCTTCAGAGATTCCCGTAGGCTTATCTTCCGACTCAATATCAACAGCAATTGATTCAACAATATCTGTCGTGGCTGGTTTCTTATTGAAATAGGTTTCAAGAATAGTATCCAACTTACTATCGTATTCGTCCAAATTCTCGAAATCTAGGCCTTCAACCAAATCAGTAAATTCGTCTCTCTGTTTCAGAGTAAGTTCTTTACTCTTCTCGTTGAAAAGAATTTGACCATTCTGGTCTTTAATTACCCCAGTCAGGGCAATCTTGTCGTTGACAGCTTCGTCGAGGCTGGTAGTAAGCTCTTCAACTTTCTTTTCCATCTCGTCAAACTGATCAACTTTTTCTTCGGGAATCGTTACATTCGATTCCGTGAATAGGTTTTTGATACCATCCATGAAATTCTCTGCCATCTCTACCTTGAGCGCACTCTCGATAGCGATTTCATTCTCTTCCAACCAGGTATCTGCTACGTACTCGAGATACTCATCAAGCTTCTTCTCGAGTTCTTCTTCGTACTGAGCTTTTGCTTCAACAAGTTCGGCCGCATAATGCTCTCTAAGAGCTTCCTCGACGATAGTTGCTTTAATATTAAGCGCAGCTTCAAAAATTGTGGTAGCTTGATCAAAGAAATCTTCCGTAAGATTATCCTTATCAGCAAACAACGCTTCCATGTCTTCCTTCACTTTGACGTTAGCCATCATGTGAAGTTTAACAGGGGACTTTGCACTGCCCTTAGCTTTGATCGAGCTCTTGTTTCCAGTGGAATCCATTAAGCCTTTATAAGCCTTTGAGGCTTGTGCCATGCTCATGGATGAATACGCATCAACAACCTTGGCGATTACGCCAGTCTTGCCTAGCTTTTCCATCGGCATTCCGTTATTCTTATCGGCTTTACGACGAGACGAACCAGTGTCGATTGGATCAGGCACACTTGACGCCTCACCGGAAGCCTGAAACTCTACAAGCTCTTCTGTGTTCTCTTCGTCGTCAGTGGCCTCAAGAACAGGTTCATCAGTGTCGAACTCTTCGAGTTCTTCCACTTGATCTAGTTCTTCTTTTGCCATCTTTTGACTCCTTTAGATTTTAGTCAATTTAACAAGTTATTATATTCTACTATATTTATAATAATTGTAATTTTACAGGGTTTTTAGAAACTTATCGAACATTAACAATGCCGATTCGCGTAATTTTCGTACATCTTGGTCACCTAGCGCTTTAGTTTGTTCAACAACTTGCATCGTATCCCATCTCTTCGTCGCAACATCATATACCCAATCAACACCTTCCATCACACCATTAACAAACGCCTGAGGTGCAGAAGGATCTGCAACAATATCTGCTGCAGTAGAAAGCATAAAATCGTCTTGTACTACATGACAATCAGCTTGCTGCCTTAGAGTCCCCATGCCGCGAGAGCTAACACCAAGTTGCGCTCCCTCATCAATAAGATTTTTGACGATATTGCCGTATGGAGTATCTAATATTTTTGCTTTACCAACAAAGTTGTTACCTTCTTGGTGCAAGCTTTTGATCATATGGGATACTCTCTCTAAGTTGATCGTCGGTCCATTAGGATGACCGAGCTCACCATATGCTCTATTCTTTGCTACGTATTCTGTATTATAACGAGCAGCTTCCTTAGCAAGGGTTTTGATGGGATACATTCTACCATTACGGTTTTGTATCTCACCCTGTAAAAACACGCCTTCTAAGAAATGACTCTTTGTTTTTGTCTCTTCGTCGATCTGGATCGAGGTCTCAACAATTTCAACTAGTTCAGTGACTAATTTCATGATCCGCTTCCTCCAGCTATCGGTGTAATATAGCAGGTTACGACATTAGTGTTTAATGAAACCCAAATTCCTTGATCACCGAGATCCAAGTTAACAGCTTCACCACCATCCAAGTTAATTGTTTTTTGGACTGTTGCTTCAGCTGTTCCAATTTCGACATTAGCAACAGATGTAGCATGTGTGTTAACAACTCTTACATATCGGTAAGTCTGTTGAACGTGTGTCGCATTTAATATTGCGCTGTTAGCAATTGGTTTGATCATGCCACACTCCTTACCCACTCAAGGAGAGAGGAGTTTGTTTGTCTATTTTCTGCAAACAAAACGTCGAATTGATCTTGATGATCTTCAGATAGAGATTCATATACCTCATCGAGAATAGACATTGTCTCTTCATCGATCTCAATAGTAGAACCATCTTTGAGTTCATATTCGTCAATCCAAACTTCTTCGTCAACGTCTACAGGATCATGACCATGGCTCTTTACAAAATCACTCTTGTTCGTTTTCAAAGATGCCATGATAGCATCTACCTTAGCCTCATACATTTTATCACCAGCTTCATTCTCTTGATCAGCTAAGCGCTTTTTCTTTGTTTGTTTAGCACCAGAGAAGATAGCGTTCTTATCTCCAGCGTTCTTTTCGGGAACGGGATAGTCGGTCTTCTGTACGACGTGCTTGTCGACAAAAGCCTTCTCGCCACCTTGAACAACGTTTTTATAAGAGACGTTTTGTCCCTTGTCGTTGCCTGGTGTCGGAACTATTTCAGTCTTATATCGTTCCGTCAGCTGTTTAAGTTTCTTGGCCATCAGACTCCTCGTCCTCTACTGTTTCGATTTCACCAACATTGTCATCAACTTCCTCTGGTCCTAGTTCCATCGCTGGAGTATCCGTAGGATCTAGTCCTCCTAGCTTTGCTGCTACTACCTGGCGTATTGTATCAACTTTATCATTTACCCGGTCGACCATTACTCCGGAGAACACATCCGCAAAACCGGTTGGTTCTCCTTTATTA